GCAGAAGCGGTTGTAGTCGTTGCTATTCCAATATACTTAGCCCCGGTAGGATTAGTAGTCATTGGATCGCCATCAGAGTTCTGGCTGTATCTTACCCAAAGATATGTGCTAGTTCCGTCTACACCGTCAAAATAATCTGTGCCTTTTACAGGGGTATAGCCGTCCTGCCCATCCTCGCCCACTACCCGCATAGGGTCTGACCAAGTGCCATCGTCCCCTACCTTTTGGCGCATGTATTTATCCGTTGCAGGGTTAAAGGTATCGTGCCAGCCTGTTTCGCCATCAGCGGAATACTGGAAGTAGATATGGTTGTCCACTGGATCGTAGCCTTCTGCGAAGGTAGTATCCGGGCCGATTTCAATTAGTCCTTCTGGAATCTTTTCCCCCAGCGAACCAATTATAATCTGGTCTGCCCGCACTTTCGCAAACAGACCAAGGGTGCCTATTATCGCTTCAGCAGCTATTCCTGAACCTGTAATGGCAAGCCGTGATGTTTGCCCGCCGTCCTCTGAAATCAATATCCCCCCAGAGGTAATACGAACAAGCCTACCCGTCCTTTCCCCGTTTTCAGTCTCCCACCAGGTAGCAACGCCATCAACTACCTCAAAATCCCCTTGCGCTCCCTGTATAGCGGTATGGAATGTGTCTAATACACCCTTAACCAACTGGGCTATGCCCTTGCTCGGCCTTACTGTTTGCCGGACATACTTTGTAATATCAAAACTGTCCTTAAGTTTACTTATTAACCGCTCATCAGGTTCTCCAACCTCTAATTCACATTGCCAAGGCATAAATACGTTATACCTATGCTGCACGATTCGCACTAAATCATCTTCCAGGAGTTCTTCATCAATAACGCCAGCCATCTCACCAAGCTCAAAGTGTTCGTGTTTGTATTCGGGTAAAGATCTTAAATCAACAGTCTTAACTCTATAGGTATAACGTGGCTTGCATATTTTAGCTAAATGCTTTCCCCCTTCCGCTTTCAACTCAGGAGGAATAAATATTTCTGGATTGACCCATACGCCGGTATAAACTTTGTTAGTATAGGAAAAATTCTCAATATACTTGACACCGTTATTTACAGAGGCAATGTCAAGGTCATCTTCACCAAAAGGGTACAGCCTCGTAACTATGTCGTTGTTGTCTGTCCTCACGATATGCTTTAGGTTTTTGGCATACCTTATCTGAAAACCGTTATAGGGCTGCCAGGTAGCCTCGTTCCTGAGATGAAGTTTGCGCTTAACAATTATCCCCTCGTCGTTAAAAACGTATTCCCAAACAAGTATCCCACCCCATATTTTCTGCACTTCCTGGATGTTTGAGAGGGTAGACCACTTTTCGGTTTCCATGTCACGTGTTCCCTCAACATCTACCGTGCCGACTTCCCAGCCCGTGCCGTCTAAGAGGTAAGCAAGTGCATTTCCGGCAGTCCCGGGAGAATACTCGGGTGAGAAGGGGTCTCCCCCTGAAATAATGGTTACTTCAAGGTCTGCTGTTTCAGGCGGTTTCTGTGGGTCGTTAGAAATAGTCGGGTAAATCTTGTTGAGAAGTTTCCAGCTTTCTTCCGCCATTACCTTTGTCCATTTCTGCCCCTTCTCGTCTCTTTCCGTATCCATTGCGTCAGGACGAAGAATAATGAATTCCCTGCCCCCTGCTATGATTCGAGATTCGGGTGTTAACTCTTTTAGTTTTGGAGATATGGCAGGGATGTAAAAGGTAAGGGTTGCCTCCTCGTTCAGCCTGCGTGAAATCCAACATTCTTTAATTTTGTCTGCATCAGGAGACAAAAAAGCTACCGTGTTACCGGTAGCATCATTGATTTGAACATATTCAGGTATAATCAGAGACAACAAACTTCACCACGCTTTCTTTTATATCTGCCTGCTTTTCCTTACAGCCATCTGTCGTGCCATTTCATGGTTAACTCTCCATCGCCTTCATAAGATATTATGGTTTTGCCTGGGGGTATTTGAGGGAATTTGCCTTCAAAATTTGCTAAGGCGTTAACATTATTGAATTTGACCGTTTTATACCCTGTGTCTATGGTAAGTGTATCGCCTGCTGTAAGTATCCCAAAATATTTCAGGATTTTACCGCCAATGGTGATTTCGGGATTAGTTGCTGGGCCTTTTAATTCGATAGTAACAGGAGTTTCAAAAGTGCCTGAGTTAATAACTGCAAGTGTGCTCAAAATATAGGGAGAACCTTCTGCCCCCGTACCTGCAACCGCGTAAAGGTTATCTGGTAGGGTGTAACAAAGACGGGTAGGAAACGATATGGTTTTTGGCATAGTCTCAGTAATTCCAAAAATGTCTACCACATAAGCAAGATAGGGGTCAGATTCTGTCGAAGTCCAGTAGGCATTTCCCGCTTTTCTTTTTATGGCAGCCCAATCATCACCTCCAAGCTCCATCAGTGTAGGCCAACCAGGGTTATTCTCCCATGTGCTTTTTCCTGAAAGTTCTAAATCCATTACCCTTCTTGTTGTTCCAGTAAGCTTCAAATACGTCATCCCCTCACACCGCACATAATTACCGCCAGGGATACTTTCTAGCTTAAAAGCCTTATTCTCGTCCACGCTCACCCAAAGAGGGCCGATCTTTAGAGGGATGCTAACCTTCAGCCATGAAGGATATTCCTCTACCTCCTCCATGCCTTCTAACCGCACAAAGATTTTCTTATTGCTGTCGCTTTCATAGTTAAGATAATCACCGTTGTTGCGAAGGTTATTTAGTTGTCCTGCAAGCGTTCTCCTCGCCTGCATTTTTTGAGCAACACTCAACCCGTCATCGGTAACGGCAACAATCGTCCATTGTCCGCACCTTAATTTTGTGCCAAAATCAACTTCACCGTCAAATTCGCTTGATGATTCAGCAATATCCCTCGTAGGGGCAACTATCTGGAAGTTGCTTTCACGGGTGGTCCTTAACCCAAAAGGTTCTATCGTACCATCGTTTTTAATGGTTATCATAGCAGTTATCACCCCTACACCCATTTTTCTGTCCAGATAAATTCAAAAGTGCCGCCACCGGAAACTGAAACCGTATTGTCTCCAGGGGCAAGCTTAGGAAACACTTTGTTATAAGCAGGTAAAGCGTTTGACCCGTCGTATTCGGCGGTAAGGTTGCCTGTGTCGATAACAAGCACCTTCCCATCTGCCACGTTGGAGTTCCACTGCATGGTTTTTCCGGTAACAGTGATAGAAGGTTGTGCCGAAGCACCGTGAACCTTTACTGTAAAGGGAACAGGCACATTACCGCTGTTGGTTAAAACAGTGCTGCCGTTTGAGGTTGACTTTGTCCTAGGGGTATTGCCGTGGATGTAAGGGTCAGAACATTTGAAAGGTATAGTAAACTGAAACCATGAGTGATACTGCTGTGTAATATCAATGAACCCTGAGTATTTAACATAATACCGCTTATCCGGTTCATCAGCAAAAACAAGGACTTTGGTTCCCATTGTGGGGTTAAGGTGTCCTGCTATTTCACGTTTTCTTTTCTCTCTTTCCTCGAAGGGAAATTCTTCGCTAACCACAACGTGTAACTCTAATATTCGTGGTTCCAATTTACTGCCAAAGTTGATTTCACCATGCTTACCGGGAATTTCTTCAACCCTTTCCCTTGTCCGGGGAAACAAATCAACCCTGCTATCCCGGAGGACAACAAGGTCGAGGGGTTCCAATATTCGGTTTTCGTTCACATACAAATCAACACCTGCCGGTAACGCCATACGAGGGACCTCCTTCCTACAATCTTTTTATTGCTCTCACCAGTTCCCTGTTGTGAATCTCCATGTCTATTCTATCCTCAAAGCCGACATGCTCTGCATGGAATAGTTTGTCGATGTTTATATCACGGGGCATTGCTTTGAGCAGCCTGCCTATTTGTCTTAGTTCGTAGACAATCTCGACGGTATTAAAACCGCCTATGTTAACTTCTGCACGGATTGCTGTTTTTAAAGCGTCTGCCAGCATGGGTTGTAGTTTCGGCAGGGGGATAAGTGCTTCAGGGTCTCCGGCTTCGGCAAAAATGCCCAGGGTAGGTCTATACGCAATTCCACCCTCTGAAGCCTTGACAAGCTTGATTGTTCCGTCCAGCCAGTCAACTATATAACCCAGTGCGCCCGCAACTTCCCTTATGCCTACCCATGCGGTCCCTTTACTCAAAGCGTCTGCATATTTCTGTTTCCCTGTGAAGGGAGAAAAAACGTAACCGCCGATATTTACCCTCTTATTAACAGCGTCCCAGCTGACAGATTCGCCTAAAATGCTGCCCAAGCTTCTGGCCGGCATATATGTCCTGCCGTCTACGTTATCGAATCCGCCTGATATTGTTATGGTTTTCGGCTCCGGATAAGTAGGCGCATAGTCGGGTTCTTTACCGGTATCGTCTTTGGGCTTTCTGTCGGGGGTTTTAATCATGTCTTTTATCGGAGGTAATTCCCCGACCAAATCACCTAGATGCCCGCCCTTGAGACCGCTTGCCATACCTGACTCAAAGCCTTCAAGCCACCTATTAGCCTTGTTCAAGCCGTCCTGTAACCATTTTTCATCATGGGTGGCTGCCAGGGCTATCATGTTAATGTTGTGGTCGTTAAAGTCAGCCTGCATACGTTGGTAGGCTTTCTCCCATTCTTTTTTCTGTTCTTCTGCGTTGTCTCTGATGTCCTGAATTTCTTTGTTCAGGACATCCTTCTTGTCCTGCCTTACCCATTCTGATTGCTTTAGCTCCCATCTTCGCTGTTCTTCCTCTACTTGACGCTTGAGGTCAACTATGGCTTTTCCGTGTTCTTTCCCTGTCCTCAGTTCATGATATCGAATCTGCTCTTTCAGGTCCGTAATCTTTTGGTTATGCTGTCTCTCGGCTTCTTCTCTGGTTTCTAGGGTAGCTTCCTGGTCAAGAAGATCTATCTCGGCTTGAATGACCGCTATTCTCTTGTCGGCTTCCTCGTCTATAAGCTTGATTCTTTCTCTGTATGCTTCCTCAATCTCTTTCTGCTGTTGGCGCAGGATATCACGGTAATGGTTAAATAATTTGTCCTGTAACCACATCTCGTCTCTGGCAGACAGGGATTTTAAGGTGTTAAGCTCATGAAGTGCCGATATTTGAGATTCTATACTCATTACACCAAACTTTGAATATCTTTCGATGGCTTCTTTCGCTGTGTCAAAGGCTGTTGCCTGGGAATAAGCGGTATGAGAAAGATCATCCATTTTAATCTTTACGCCAAAAAGCTGGGTGCTGAGGCTGTTTATACTGCCGGTAATGTCAACCATTGCTTGGTTATACTGCTCTAATGTAATAGCACCGCTAAGGTATGCCTGCTTTATTATTTCAAGATGCTTGTTTTGTTCGATAAGCTTGTAATTGAGTTCATGCAGCTGTTCCACGTAAACAGTAAGAAGCTGTTCTCTTAGCTCGTCTGCTTTAACAAGCTCCTCTTTGGTTGCCCTTTCCCTAGTGAGGTATTTAATCTCGGATTCTAATGCGTCTATGTTTGCCTGTCTTAGGGACCACACCCTCTCAAGGGAATCTATACCGATTTCCATGGCCTGCTCTAACTGCCACCATTCAATATTTAGGCGGTTAACCCGTTCTTTGAGGGATTCTATCTCACTGCCCAGCATCTCGTAAGCCTGTCGACCTTCGTCGGTTGTGGTCTTGGTTGCCCGCTGCTTTGCCTCCAGCCTTGTAATCGCTTCTCTTAATCGGCTGGTTTCCTGTTCTATGCCCGACCGCTTTTCTTTTAGAAGTTCGGTTACTTTTGCCTGTTCCGTAAGGGCTTTAACCTGTTCGGTTATTGAAGCAGTATCCCGCTGGTAGTAGCTGATTCGGGTATCAAACAGGTCGATGTTTCTTTGAACTGCGGCGTTTACCAGCTTTTGGGCGTCTGCTTGCGCCAGTGTCTGTTCTATGAACCGGCGCATGAGGTCACTTAAGGATTGAGCAGCTCCGGAAGCTCCAGGGGGTAGTAATAACGGCGGCGGCGGTGCTCCCCTACCATCAGGTGCTCCGGCAAAAAGGTCTTTATCCTGCCATTCCTTTATTTTCTTATCAAGCTTGTCCAGATCAGCCATGGCATCTTTGTAAACGTCCAGGTATTCCTCTATCCCTTCAGTTAGCCCTTTATACCTCATATCTTCTCGCCAGGTAAATATTTTTTGCTTTTCCCAGAGGTTTCTTTCGGCACGTAATTGCCTTATTTGCGCTATCTCTTGGGCCATGGCCGTTATCCTTGTTTTAGTGTTTTCAATAACCTCTTGAGTTTCATCTATTTGTGCCTGTAAAGCCGTTATCCGTGCCTGCCTGATATTTTCAACCTTTTCCTTGATTTTTTCTACCTCAAGGTTAACCGCATCTTCGGTAAACCCTGCGGCTTCTAGTCTTTTTAACCCTTGCTCCCCTATAATGTCAATGAGCCTTTCCTCAGCATAGGCAATATCTTTCTTGATCTGCTCTGCCCTTTCAGTGCCTTCTGATTCTTTCTCTAGAGCTTCAACTAGTTCTTTTCTTCTGTTAACGAATTGAGCAACCATTTCTGTATTTTTGCCCAGCTGTTCTCCCTGGGCCGTCAGGCTGTCTAATGCGCTCTCATATTTACTCTGTAAAGCGTCTAATTGGCTGAGTTCTTCTCGCCTTACGTCCTGAAGTTTTTCGTGTGCCTCTCTTAATTCATCCAGAGCTTCTTTATTTATCAGAATTGCACCGGTAGTATCGTCAAAACCTTGAACCAGTTCGGGGAATTGCTGTGCAATCTCTATGTTAAGGTCATTAAGGTTATTCATGGCATTGGTGTGCTCGATAGTGCCTTCCATGTTCCATTTTACAGCCTCTGTAAGTCTATCATGCTCATCTGCTAAAACAGAGGCAAGTTTAACCTGCTTCTCGTATTCTTCAGCGTTCTTTCTCATGACTAATTCCAGAGCTACAAGCGCGGCCACAAGTGCAACCATAACACTGACTACAGGGCCGCCTAACAGTGATGCGAACCCCGCGAGAGCACCTCCCGAGGCCGCTAACTGTCCTATCAGTGCCGTAACGCCAGCCATCTTTAAAAGAGAGCCGAGCACCTTAACCCCTAAAGAAACCTGAGCAAATGTTACAACCAACGTCTGTAGGGAAGAATCTAAGCTGTTAAACCAGGTGATGGCATCAGTAGTAGTTTCTACCAGCCTTTTAATCCCATTCATCAACCCTGTGTCACCGATAGCAACCGCCAGCTGAGTAGCAGCCATTTTGAGCTGCTCATACTGCTTTGCAAGGGTTTCCATGGTCTGCTCGTTTTGCCTCATAGAGTAGCCAAGGCTGTTCTCCATGTTCAAAACAACTTCCTGTGCTTGGGCAAAGTTTTTAAACAAGGCTATAAGGAAGTTCCTTCTGCGGACACCGGCAATAGAGGTTTCAAGGTCTAACTTTTGAAGCTGTGTCCATTCTTCCTGAAGTCCGGCCATCTCGGCCATTTCTTCGGACATCATGCCCATGGATTCAGCCAGGTCTACAAGCGCAAGCTGATTATCTTCTGAAATGTCGTTCCATTTATCGGATATCTCAACTAAAAGTTCCATGGCCGGCCTTAATTTTGTTCCGGCAGTATCGGCGAATACATTAACCCCAGATTCCATCAATTTGTTAAGGGTAGACTGGCGGGTAATGTAGCTCAAGATAGTATTTAAAGCGTTACCAACTTCTGCCCCCAGCCTGCCGGAAGCTACTCTCATGGCTGTAATTAAGCCAACCGTTTCTTCAAAGGTAAGCCCCAAAGCTGTGGCTGCACCGGAAGAACGTTGTAACGCAGCAACCAGGTCGCCGGTAGTGACAGCATAGTTATCTGAAGTGATATTAAGTTTATCAATAACGCCTTCTAAATCTTCTGCTGTGAACCCCCACTGTGCCATAATCGCAATAAGCCCTTGTGTAGCCATTTCAACGTCCATTTGTGCAACGTTAAGGGACAACAGTGACTTACGGGTAAGCTCTAATATCTCGTCGGCTTCATAGCCAGCCTGTGCCCACCTGATAGCAACTTCCTGAACTGTTCCCCAAGTATGACCGAACTCCATACCGGCTTCAATCAGCTGGTCTCTGAGTTTGTCAAAGTCAACGGCCAGGTCGTTAACAGTTCTCTGTATAACTATCATTGAAGATTCAACTTCGGTAAATGCTGAAACTGCTGACTGTATAGCACGTATTCCGCCGTAGAACCCCGCACCTGCTATGAACCAAGAAATTTTTCTATCCCACTGGCTGCCAAGGATACTATAGCTACTAGCCATATCTTTAACAGTTTTAGAGTGCTCCTCTGCTTTCCTGGTTGCCGTTTGGGTAGAATCCGCAATCTTTTGGGCGTTCATGTCCACAGCTGAAAGAGTTTTGCCGTAGCGGTCAAGAATTACCCCTGACTGCTGGAACTGCTGCGTAGCACTTGCCACGGGTGCCTGCATACTTTTCATTGTTGTCGTTTGCAGTTTCAAAACTGCGTCATTGGCCTGGTTTATGCTCCTTACAAACATTTCTGTTTCGGCGATAGCGGGTTTGTAGTTCATCGCTATAGTGGCCATCGTTTGCGGAATGTTGGGGTCAGTTACCATTTGTTCTTCACCACCTTTTAGCAGATACCGTTAAACAAAGCTGCGAAAGCAAGCCCGTCTGAAACGCTGTGCTCTTTATCGGTCTCGGTTGCTCCGTGTGAAAGTGAACCGTTGCCGCTCCCCTCACCTATACCACCAAGTAACGGGCAGCCAAAGTTCTGAAACTCGGGAAACTTTTCGGATATTGCGTTAAGCTGTGGTATGGTTCTTTCCATGATTTCTTCGTAGCTTAAAAGTTTCAGGCAGAGGAATTTTGTAAACACCCTTGCCCAATCTACCTCTGCCACTTCCCCCGATTGGGACACACTCAACCCGATAGGTCGGCCATCTTGAGAAGGGCAGTTCTAAGCTCTCTTACGTCCCATTCCTCTTCTTCCAATTGCTTGAGGGTTACGGGATTGCCGTCTCTGTCGGATATCTGCCTGTTCACCCATTTTTCAAGTTTGGGTTTCAGCTTGGGGTTAGCAATGTTGATAAACTGCGGGCCTAAGCTCAGCTGATCCTCGCTAAACTCCTGGACCTCTTTTATTTTCAAGGGTTTAATCTTATAATCTTTGCCATTGGATGGGGTAAAAAATTCCCCCGTTCCCAGCATGGTTGCCAATGAAACGGGGGCCTGTTTTCCTTCCTGTTGGTTAACTTTCTTCTCTTCGTTCATGATTTATTCGACCTCCTTAAGATTATAATTTAGGCTTGCTCATACAGATATTCGACAACCCTGTGGCCAGGTCTCGGGGGCAGAATCTTCAGTGTGAAGCTCCAGCCTGTGGGGGTTTTCTGCCTGGGAGGACGTGCAATTTCTCCGGTAGGCATTACCCTGTCAAATATCAATGTGTCCGGTACGGCCACACCCTCGTTATCCTCTAACACTGCCTCACCTGCTACGATTGCCCGGAAAACATCGTTATTTGTTTTCTCTGGTAGGCCAGCTTTTATCCCTGTAGACTGATAATTAAATGCAGTAATAACAACCCTACCAGCGTCAGCAGAGCTAAACTCTATGCTCTCCTCGTTAAGCTTATACTGTCCTTGTGTAGGGGTAGTGCTCATGGTGAAAGGCGAATCTGCAAGGTCATGGACAACGAGGGTATCGGTTACGGGGGTTTTGCTCAGACTGATTGAATAAGGCGAGGTAGAGGGAATGGTATGCTTGTCTATCTTCTCGAACTCGTCAAATGTTCCCGATTCCTGCTCCATGGAAACCAGCGCAGAATAAATGTGGGGTACGAAGGTGTTAAGGTTAACAGTAAGGTTACCCGTTTTCCCCGCAGAGAATGTCAGAGGCCAGTCAGAGTTACCGTCCTCTAATTCGGCTTCCTGGTTGTTCATGGTTGGAATTAGGCTCTGCACAGCACCCATGGAAAGGAATCGCTTACTGTCCCTGTATCGGAACAATCCAAGCCTTCCTGCTTCTTTAAAAACTAACATTTTTAAAACACGCTCCTTTCGGTTTAGTAAACAATACTCGTATACTTGAGCCTGATAGCTGCGCTATAATGGCTCGTTGAACTATAAACATCGCCCAAAAAACCTTCCCATTCCAGCTTGATGCCGCTAATTGGCTTATCATCGACAGCAACTATAATAGTCTGGTCTTTGACTGCTCCCCAGCACCAGTCCAGGACGTTATGGCAAACATCCATAGGGCCTATTATGTTGTTCGGGATATGGCAGTCTATCTGCACCAGGTTTTCAGAGACAATCTCAATCAAGCCTTTCCGGGAAGGTACGAAGTAAATACACAACCTTTTGCTCCCCGATGCCAGCTGGTCGGGTGAAACTTTTCTTTTAATGATTGTATTTGCAATTTCAACCGATGAAGCACCGGTAAGCCCTAGGCCGGCTAAAACTTCATTGTTATATCTAATCTGGTGCCAGATATAACGCATATCCCACATGGTTGTTAGTGCCATAACATCACCTGCCTTTTACCTTTTTGAAGGCATTAAAAAGCACCCTTTTTTCAAGGTGCCATTTTCGTATTAGTTACCTCCAAATACCTATACCAGGGGAAAGTGCTTACCGCTATCTGCAATACTTCCCTGAACCGCCTCTGTTTCATCCAGTTTATGGCGTTTCTGAAGGCATGGCTCGGAGAAGTTGGCAGAAAGGTAGCTGGAAGGGTTCCTCTCTTGGCAAGGGTTTCCAGGTTAATGTCATGTAACCCGCCAGAAGATACCCTGAGCTTACCAAAGATATCCCGATACTGCCCCTTCGGTCTGCCAACACGGGCAAGGTTTTGCTTAATCCTCCCGTGGAAGAAAAAAGGGCTCTGCATGTATCTGGCAAAGGCCGGGTTACTTCTATCCATAAGTGAACCTGTGCCCCATTCATCCATGGTGGCCCATACGCCACCTGTTACCCGTGCGGTTACCATGCCTGCAACAACTTTAACGCTCTCTGCCCATACATCCTGTTTACCCTCGTTTGTTAACATACCGCTTTGGATGTTGTCCATTAGCTCTTTTTGAAGCTGACCGGCGTATATTAGCAAGTGTTTCTCAAAGTCTTTGAACATCAGCGCAGTGTTGTATCTAATCAACTATATCCCCGTCCCCGCTGGTCTCTTCCTCGGTAGATATTTCTTCATCAGTCCTTGTGTCCTGTGAACACTGAACCTGAACAATCCCGGGAAGCTTGACATCGTCTATCGCATCTACCTGGAGTTTTTTACCTTCAGGTAGATATTGGCAACGGTCAAGTTTCTGTATCTCAGCAGTATCGGGAACATACAGCCTTACTGCTGTAGTCTCAAGAAGCCCTGGGTCGAATTGTCTCAAGGAGGCAGTAACAACCTCGGCATATGCATATACCTGAGGCGTAATAGTCTGCCATTCCTGGACAATGTTTCCCCATTCATTTTCTGTCTCAACGTATCGACTGTGAATCACCTCTGCGTTTATTTTGTAGGCAAAAAACTCAATCTGCCCAAAAGCGTATTCGGGGTTAACCGAACTTGCCAAATACTTGTCTTTGATTACCTTGAATACTTCCCCCGGCTGGAGGTTGCTCTCAAGAAGGATCACGCCCTCTCTCAATGCGTCCCTTAAATGGGCATAGATGGATTTTGTTGCCTTTTTCATGCTCAACTTGGAAGGCACTTCTTTTCCTCTGATAACTGAACAGTCGATCCCTCTAGCTTTCAACATTTTTGCACCGTAGGACATGGTTGTGTCTCACCTACCTCGTTAACCCGAAGTGAGGGATATCGGAAAGCTTGAGGATTCTCCGTATCAAGGAATCCCTCTCTTTCCCAAAGTCAGCCTTCTTCTTACCCCAGTCTATGTTAAGCTTGACTTCCAAATGAGGGCTGACCTCCTGAACGGGCAGCCTTGCGGACATGGAAGGGCAAACAAGGGTACAGCACTCAAGGACGGTGGCTGCCTCGAGGTATACCCTGTCTACCCCTTTTAATGTTTCATGACTGGGAATCTGCTCGACTATATTACTTTCCGCAATACAAATTATATCCGGTTGCTGAAGGTCTCCGTCGGGAAGGTATGCTTCATCTACGCCCATTTTGGAGCGTATCCGCTTCTCCCATCCTTCTCCGGTTAAAATCAGGTTTGCCATGGGGTATCGCCCCCTCTTTTACTGTATAGACAGTATTTTGCTTGTATCCGAGAATATCTTCATAAAACCGCTGTTCTCAGATACGGTCAGCATCTTTGTCTGGTTCTTAATGAATGTATCAGCTTCGCTGATGGTTGAGCCAACTTCGAAGATTTCTTCGATGGTGTTACCTCTGTCCAACCCGATTACAACCTCTTTGTTATTGATTTTCTCAATACGTGGGCTGTAAAGTAAGGTTGTGTTGTCAATTAAGCCCTGGGGTAGGGTTGTTTTCACCGTCAAGCCGTTAGCAAGCAGTTCGTCCATTTTACCGGCTACTTCAAATTTCGGGTAGAGAACCTCTAAAATTTGAATCAAGCCGTCCTCGTTTGCCACGACAGTATTACACTTGTCGGGGTAGAAACTCAGCAGGAACTTAACCCAGGCTTTCCTTGTAATTGCCGTGGTTGCGGTTCCGTCAAGGGTGCTGGTATTTATTACGGGAGCAGCGTTATTGTTACCGTCCCCGTTTTTAATCACGTAAAGGATTTCAGCAACCTTATTGTCAGCAGCCATTGTGCCGATACGGTTGATATGACGGACGAATAAGTCAATGCTCATCCGGCGTAACGCTTCGTAGGAAGCTTCGATGGCACGGCCATACTTGTAGATGGTTATAGCCGTTTCACCGAGTTTCAACCTTGCGGTCGGCAGGTCAGCTGCCTCTGTTACCCTTCTCATCTCCACTGCTTTCTTGTTGTCCGCATCGTCGAAATCAAGGTAGGAACCTTTGTGAACGTTGCTGTCAATAGCTGTCTTGGCTGCAACCAGGTAGTTATACAGCGGGAATGCCGTCATGGCATGGACAAGTGTGCGGGCCACAAATTCCGGGAACAGCACCTTGTTCTCGTTGGTACGATAGAAAGCTTCTACCTTAGACGAGAAGATATTTCTTTCGGGAATATTGCGGGTTACTATACCCGCTTCTTGCATCAGCCTACCAAACGCGTCCAGCTTACTCCCTTCCGGGGAAGGGTCTCTTTCTTCTAAAAACATAGATAAAGTTTGCTCTCTACTGTGCGACTGCCTATACAGGTCATCCGTTAAAGCGCTAAGTGCAATTCTACCCATTATTATCTCTCCTTCCGATTAATTGATCTGGTTAACTAGCCAATCAACACCAGCACGGTATTGACACCCGCTGAACTGTCTGCTCCGACAATCATGCTTTTACCGGTTGCGCCGACAGAAGCCTTGACTGCGCCGTTTCCGTCAACAACAGGAATAATATGTGTGCCGGGTGTTGGGATACTGCCGGAAACACCGGGGAATTCATGGTAACCGGCGTCCTGGACGGTCATATAACCGTCAGTTTCATACTGGTTAATTGCCCCAAGCAGGGGGTCGCCTTCATTACCGAATCCTGCCGTCTGGTGGCCCGTTATTGTTACCGCCTTGCCTAGTACTCCTGCAATACCGCTTACGGTAACAACTGCTTTTACGTCGTTGTCAGCCTTATAGGTTGTGCCATGGTAACCGATACCGTCAAAACTTAACCCACCTCTTGCCATTTTTTAACACTCCCTTTCTTCTTTGTTTGACATAAAAAACCGCCTGTTAATACAGCCGGTTTAATTTGCTATCTGCCTACCATAAACGCTTCCTCTGGAAATGCACCGGTCTTTTCCTTCCCTGCTTCAGGGTCAGTCGACCTGCCGCTAGATATAGCATCTCCAGCCTGTTTCTTCCATGCGTTTCTCATGTCCTCAATTGCCTGAACAGTCCTGCTTTCTTCCGAAAGCATCTGGCGGTAAGAGTCCGCAGGGAAGTCGTTACCAAGGGCACGGACACCCCATTCCAGGGCATCGGCAATTAATGCTTCTCGATACTGCTGCCCCTCTTTTGCAAGAGCAAGGGTTTTGTCTGCTGAATACTCTTTGCCCAAGACTTCAACAGCCTTTTCCTTGGTTATAAATTCGGGGGTTGAGTCTAGTTCGGCTACAGGAGTTGGAGAATGATTTGCAACTGCTCCAACGAAACTTGCGACGTCACCATTAGAGAATTTGGCTAAAGGCCACCTTACTTCCGTTAGCCCTTCAATTGTCTGGATTGAGCTGCTCCATTTCTCCGCAAGCTGATTGAATAATTCTTCTGGCTTTACTTCACCTTCTTTGTAGTCAATACCGAAAGCTTCAAGCATTTCAATTAACTTCTCGTCCATTTTTTGTTCACCACCTGTATTAATATTTTTTACCAGCACTTTCTTTCTTTCGATGTCGACTCTCTTGGCAAAGGAAATTAACCTGTTTTTCCCTGCGCAGTAGATGTGCATTAGAGGTATACCATGGTCTAGCTGTTTAAGTTCATTGACTATAACCATATCCCCGTCACCTTCGATGGTAATACCATCATGGGAAAGTATGCCTGCCCCTGGATAAGCACCATCAAACACAAGTGAGTTCTCCATCAGGTATCCTGGAGGTTTTGCAATAGCGTAGCAAAGCCTCTTTTCGTTGTCAACTTCATAATACTGGCCAGGGCAATGTTCACATTTACGGTAGTCACGAATGTCGTTACCACAGATAGAACACTCAAATATGCTTGTTCCCCAGCCGATTGATGTGTCAAACAAAACACCGTCCTCAATATCGGCAATAATCTGGTCGGTTTTTATACCGTCCTTTTCTCTGCCTCTTACGATGTAATGATCTCCGTAGAGTGCCCATTCCTCATTCTCCGCATCACTCCTTTTGAGTTTTGCGTCGAAGGTTCTGCCGTAGTTGTAGGCCGGCTTGGGTTTTGCAAAAAACCCTGCCCAGGGATGGTCTATCATGACAGCTACACCATTTTGGGCATCCTGCTTGAATACCTGTAGTAGTGATTTGTGGAGTTGGATGAACCTGTCGGGGATAATCATGTCTCCTGCCATCTTATCGGGAAAAACAAAAACCTCTTCTTGCGATAGAGGTCTTTTCGCCAACCTGTTTATCTTCTCCAGCTGGCTTTTTGTCGGAGTCCCGTATTCCATTTTCTTTGTCACCTCCTTTACATTTACATTTTGGGCAGCCGCACAACTTTTTTATCAAAGGTTCCGCTCTGCCCTTTACCATCGTCCGTTCCTCTATGAACATCAAATTCACCCCCTCGGTTGAAGGATACACGGGCATTTTCTGTAGGTTTGCCTGTAGCTTTTTCTCTGCCGGTTACTTCCTGGCAGGCTGCATCTTCGTCTACCCATCCCATCAGTTGAGCAATAGCCCAGAACTCTTCTTCCATGAGCTTGACTGTCATTTTCTGTTCTTCACTCTTCCAGTCTATTTTGTTGTGGGTAAATGTGGGAATTGCCTGGATACCCTTGACTCTCAACCACAGCCTTGCGATTTCTTCAACAAGTCTTTTGCTGCCACGTTGAACGGATTGGATGCTTGCAACATAAATTTTGAACTGAACGGTGCCGTGAGTTTCTGTGACACCAGTATTCCTGTTCATGAAAATAGGTAACTGTTTTGTGCCCGATATGACCTGCTGGTCTACAAGCTCCGTTACTGCCCGGATATCAAGGCTCCTATTTGCGTTACCGCCTGGGTTCATGCTGATTTCAATATCGTCATAGTGAATGTAGTCGGAGTCGGGGTTGAGGTTGTTTAAAGCACTAACAATCTCGTCTCTCCTGTCGTTTAACCAACCTATTTCCTTCTCGGCATTACCCTTGACATCGGCAGGCATGTATGCAATAAGCCTTTCCATGAGCATTTTAATGTCGTTCCTGGGCCAACCTTGCCTGTGTAGCACCATCTGTAAATCCTGAAATGTCTGTATCTGGAAGTCAATAGACTGTAAGACAGGGGTAAGGTGTAATGTCCCTCTCGGGTCCTCGGCAGTTGGGTCGGTTGGCACCCAAAAAAAGTTGGCCTTACCTTTTTCTAGGGATACTTTCTTCACAAACTGCACCTGGTAAGGTATCCATACCTTACGGCCATTCCTTTCTTCTAGCTCCCACCGTATTGTTTGGGGGTCTACCGGGTAAACGTCGTGAATATCTGTCCTATCCTTTGTTACCTCTACTTCTATCCCCTGGGCACCTTTGACGAAAGCGTTGTAATGGAGTATGTCAAGTAACCCATCAAGACCGGCATTGGATATTTCGTTTATCCTGGCTGCAAAGTTACCCCGCCATTCTTCCTCAACGTCAGGAAGTTTTTTCCCGCTCAAGTCCTTGAAGTCCATCTGGTGCCCCTGGTTGGCAAGCCTCATAAAGTTCCATACCGCCATTGATACGTCAGGAGCAACTTTTCTTAGATATTCGATAGCCTGGGTTTCTTCAGGGATTCGCCGTAATTCTTCCAGAATATCCTTTGTCCTTGAACGGAAGGGGGAAAGTATTCCCAGGGGGGAAGAAAGTTGCGAAACTCTGCCGGTAGGGATAACGCTTTTAGGGTCTGCCCTGCTCTTTCTTTTTTTGAGCCAGCCCCTTAAGTCCTTTACTAAGTCCATGCGCACACCACCTTTCAAGCTAAGATAAATGATAAAGCTTTAATTCACGGCAACATATCCGGAGGAGGTCGAGGGGAACCGGAGTTGCTATGCGGAGGCGAATATTTACATAGCTATTGTTGCCGTGAAAGGTATAATCACTACCCAATTCTTTTATAGGTTATTATTGCGCCCATTTCCTTTTAAAACCCATTCGCCCTAATACTGGCTTATCGTCGATTTTACCTTGAAATTCAAAATACATAATGTTCGTTTCTCCAGAAGGGATTGTATAGTCAAGGCAATACCTTCCTTTTTCGCTTCGGCTGGGGGTAAATTCTTCGATTTTTTTATATCTGCTGTCATAGATAATTATTTTTACATCATCGGGGTCAACAAGCTCCCCGTTATAATCCTTGAATTCACTTTTTAACCTGACGGTATCTCCGACAAGGGGCATCCTTACTCCACCTCCAGTTTCACTTCACGCTCCTGGACAGATAAATCTTTCTGTCTTTCCTGTAATGACAAAGCTGTGTTTCTTTGCTGCATAGATAAAGTAACAATTACCTGCTTGTAAGGCGGTATATATTCACCGATTGTCGTTAGTTTACTTGTTGCGATTGCTGCCGCTTTTCCTTGCCTGAGGGTCTTGGCTTGAACATTTATTTCGCTATCTGCCTTAATATCAGCTTTGCCGGTAATTATCTTCCTGCCAGTTACGGATAGCCTGCTAACTGCCTTAATATGCGCCTCTCCGGTTATGTCGTGAACTTCTCCGTAACTCTCTACCGTGATTCCGCTTGCGGCAGTTAAGGCAGCCCTGCCTTGTTTAACTGCTTTGCCCTGTGCAGTCAGCTTAGAATTGGCGGTTAATTTAGCTTCGCCGGAGGTTATTTTCTGCCCTGTTA